CGAGATCTCCGGGCACGAATCCCTCGTGGCTGCACCAGTGCGATCCGAGTACGCACCCATCCTCTGCCATGGCGTAGGCGATCCCGTCGCCACCGTCCACAACGTTGGAGAAGCAGAAAATCTTAGGGCTAGCCATTGGCCGTCCCCGTCCCCGCCCGCTCGGGGGCGGTCAAGGCGGCCAGCACGCGAGCGCTGGCGTTATAGACGTGCGATTGAAGGTCGTGTCCGACCAGCAGCGTGGCCGCCTCGTGAAGATCCCGGGCAGCCCGCTCCAACTCCAGGCGCAGCCGTTTTACTTCCGGCTCCGCCGCGTCCGCCCGGGTGGTGGCGGCGGTGAGGGCGGCCAAGAGGGCGTCAATGTCATCTGCCATCGCGGCGATCTGCCGCTCCTCGTCGGATGCGGTCGCGTGGTCAAGCTGATCGAGCCACGAGTCGCGCAGCGCATTCACGCGATCCTGAATCGCCTTGACCTCGGTGGTCATCGGATGAACGACCAGCCGCACGAGCCGCAGCGGTAGAGGTTGCGCTTGGTGGCGATGAACCACGCGCAGAACACGCGGATGCTGTTGCACCGAGGGCACCTCATCGCGTCCCTCCGTCGCCGGGCGGAATTGTCTTCTTATTGGCCACGCTCTTGATCTCCGATGACCGGATCGGCACATAGGCGACTTCGCAATAGTCGGGATAACCGTCAAGCTCGGCCAGCATCCGCTTCACGTCATGCGCGTATAGCTGGTGGGGCAGGAGCACCTTCTTCGGCTCCCACCCGTACCCGCGATTCGTCAGGACAACGATTAGGTCGCAATCGGCCGGAATGTCCTTGTGGCCCACGACGGATATTGAGTGCGCTAGATCCACTCTCACCGCCCGCCTCCGGGGTCGGGTGGGGGCGAGGCCTCAGTCCCAAACCCGCACTTCATGAGCGCGTCGGCGAGATTTGGCAACAGGCTCTCCGACGCCGCGCGCAGCTTCTCGTCGCTCAGATCCTCGTCGGCGATCAGTGCCCCGAGCGCATCGGAGAGCCGGATCAGCTCCTTGCGCTGGGCCCTTCTCTGCTCGCGATCTTCAGCCCGCGTGGTCCACGGAGCCCCACCGCGCTCGCGCCGTCTCATTTCTTCTCCACCTCCTCCCCCCGCGAGGGCGAGGGCGGAACGGGCGAACGCGACCACGGCTCGTCGGTTCACGCCTGGCAGCCACCGCTCGCCGCTCTCGCTGAAGCATCCGCACAGTTGGTGAAGTGCCTCCCGCTGCGCCCGCACGAGGGCCAGGAGAGACACGAGCATCCCAACGCCGCAGTCGGAGCTATGGGCCGGCCACGGGCGCGCCTCGCCGTCGTCACCGCAGCCCGCACACTCCTCGCACAGGAACTCGTCGAACCGATTCGTAGTCTTCTTCGACTCGACGCACCCCTCCACCGCCCCGAGGTCCAGCAGGCGCGGGGGGGTCATAGGGCGAGCACTTCCTGCCGCAGCCGTTTGACCGCGATCTCGCAATATGCGGCGTCAGGTGGGGCGGGGGGAGTCATGCCAGCTCCACGGTGACGGTGACGCCTCGGCGCTTGCGGTCGATGACCTGCTGATAATCGAACGTATGCCCGCTCACGATGTCGTCGCTGTGGATCAGCCCGCAGTCGATCAAGGCATCGCGTACGCTTTTCAGCGATGCGGCCAGCCCGTCCGTGTCCATCCGATTCCAGGTATGGGCCTGGAGGGTCACCCTCTTGGGGGCCATGACGTGCTTCGTGTACGCTGTCCGCTCAACGACAGGCACCGCCTCCATGTAGGCCAGTCGCGTATTGAATCGCCAGCGACGGCGCTCTTGAGACGACACCGCCCAGTGCCCATGTGACCCGTTGAGCGGATTGAAAAGCTTGCCGCTGATGAAGAACTCCACCCGCCTCCGGCTCGGCGCGATCGCCACGGGGTTAGGCCGAGCGCCGGGCCTTGTAGGCCGAGGCCAGCGCGTCGTAGAGCGGCTGAAGCGCCGCGGGGTCGGCCGTCGTCAGGAACGGTACGGTCCCCATGTGCGTGGTCCATTCGGCCCGCTGGCGCGCGTCGTCGTAGCCGAGTCGCTTGAAGCCGTCCTTGATCTTGGCGAGCAGGGCGTCGGCTTCGGCGTCCGGGAGCGGCGTCGATTCTCCTCCGCGCGCCCACTCGGCCAGCCGCTTGCCGCTCTCCTCGGTGATCGGCTTGTCGAGCGGGAACAGCGCGCGGTGCTGCTCTTGGAGTTTGATCGGCAGCGGCACGCCCGGCTTCGATGGCAGGAGCAGGAAGCTGGCCGTCAGCTCGTAGGGCAAGGTCTTCTCACAGATCGGCACCCACCCGTCGAGCCCCGTCGCCGTGACCTTCTTCCGAACCTCCATCTTGCCGTCGGCGCCGCGGATCATCTCGACCTTCTCCTCCGCCCGGAAGCAGAGAATCAGATGCGCGCGGACCTGGAGCAGCCGCGAGACCATGCGACGATGCTCGCCCTTCGGCTTGATCCACGAGGTCATCTTGACAGCCTCGCGGGCGCCCATCCGCTTGTACTCGGCCTCCTGCATGTCGAGGATGCCGCCCTCGCCCGCGTGCTCGTGGCTCATGCTGTCCACCACAATCACCGGGTACTTCGCGGCATCCGCGGCGGCGATGGCGTCGGCGTAGCGGCTCGGCGCGAAGGGCGGCGCGAGGTCTCCATGATCGAACTTGAAAGCGTCGGCGTAATGCTTCGCCCGCCCGGCCTCGGTGTCGATCACCACGAAGGGCTGATCCCCGGCGATCCCCTGGGCGAGCCGCATGGCGGTGTAGGTTTTCCCGCTGCCGCTGGCGCCGGCGAGGCCGATCAGGAGGGCGACGTTCTCTCGCTTGGCGGGCCGGAAGGTGAAGGTCATCGGCCGACTCCGCCGAGCTGCTGATCAAGGGGCCGCCCATCGTCCACAACCGGCCCACGCCGCAGATACTCGGCCTGCTCCCATCGGGCCGTCTCCCACGGCGGCGGGTCCGCGTAGACGGTGCGGCGCGGGAATCCGGGCCAGGCGTTCGTCTCGAGGCATTCCTGCCAGAGCGCGATCGCCCGCTTGACCTTGCGATCGGCCAGGTCCAGCGCCTCGGGTGCCAGCCCGACGACGGAGACGGCGTACGGTGGCGTGGTCTCGCACAAGACGAACCTGAACTCGGCCTCCACGTTGAACAGGGCCTTGATGCCGCGGAGATAGAGCGCAGCCTGAACATCAAAGCCCGACGAGAACAGCGTCCGCGACCACTGCTCCGGGTTTGCGCTCCCGCCAACGCTCTTGAGATCGTCCACCGTGCGGCGATCGGCGTGGAGCCAATCCAACCTTCCCCTACACCACACGCCGCCCTCGTCGCGCCACACGATGGTCTGCTCAGGTAGCCCGTCGGTGAACGGGATGGGCCGCTCGTACTCGGAGAGCTGGAGCTTCACCGCCTCGGCCATAGCGCGGACTTCGATCAACTGGTACGGCAAGAGTGGCGTCCGCCCGTTCGCTCTGGCAGAATCCCGTACCGCCTGCGCCGCCTTGGTCCGATAGTCAGCGGCCTCGACCAGTTCGAATCCGGACTCGTCGCCCTCGAGAATCAACGCATGCGCGGCGGTGCCGATATCGAACTGAGTTTTTTCCTCGCGCACGTAGTCCGGGTTAAGCCGCGGCGATGCGTACCAGCAGTGTTGCGGGGACTCGGCTAGGAGAATACGGGCCAGAGTCGAGTTCAGCGATGGCGTTGGGGTAGGGTCAGCCAGGTAGTCCGTCGCCGGAATGACGTACAATCCAGCCGTGGTCATGGCGTCACCATCTCGGGACGCCGAGTAACGCGTAGAGGCGTGGTCAGAGTTCGCCGCGCATTCCATCCGCGGTAAAGGCGGCAGTAGATGGCCGACGCCGGGATATTGACCCGCTCAGCCCTAATCTGCTCTCGGCGCGTCAGCAACACGCCCCACCGCCCGTCCTCCGGGTGCTGGACTAGCATTCCCGCCTCGCGGGCTCCGACGGCTTGCGATCCGCCGCCTTCTCCGCCAGCTTCCGCTCCAACGCCTCGACCTTCGCCGTCATCCAGAGGACGAGATCGCGCGTGTTCCGATTGTCCTGCTCGATGGTGGCGCCGCGGCGGGTGGTGGTCATCGTGCCCTCCGCGCCGGTGGCGTCGTACACGTAGCCCAGTGGCTTACGTAGCCCTCGATCAGCCGGGGCGCGCCCGCACTCGTGACGCTCGCTAGATAGCCGCTCTGCATCGCGCCATCGGTTCCCACGAACACGACCTTGCGG